ATGACTTTTAAAAACTCAATACCATATCGTATCCTGGCTATTATCGTCTGGTCAGTTCACCTGGTGTACCTGCACTTTTACCGCTTACGCCATACATGGCGCCTGGAGCGGAAAGTAAAACGTGCCAACCGGTTAAGCAAGCTTGAGAACCGGCGCTACATTGTAACAAACCTGTATGGCCGTCCCAGGTGTATCGCAAAGCAAGACCTGAAGGATGCCGTTAGTCGCCGCCAGTTTAAAAAAGGAGTCAGTATCCAGGATATTGAAAAACACGCTTATTACATTACCAGGTAAGGATTAAGTTAACACCTAACCCCCAACCCCTAAACCCTGAAAATATGTTTCTGGAAGTAGAAGAATTAAAGTCGGTAATATACGAATACCAGCTTAACGAAATTACGGAGAGCAGCCCCGACATCGCTGAAATGGCTATAAATGCAGCCGTGGAAGAAGTAACAAGTTACCTAAGCCCCACCGATCAGGTGAAATGGCGTGATGGCAGGCCACGGTACGATGTCGCGGCTATCTTCTCCGCCACTGGAGCTGGCCGTAATGCCATGATCCTTTCCCTGGTCAAGAGCATAGCGCTTTACCAGATTTGCCAGCTGGCCAATGTAGATATTATCCAGGAGCGCGTAATACAGCGCTACGACCGCGCAATTGATTACCTGGAGAAAGTGGCCGGTATCGGTAAGTACAAGGATTCACCTCCTATAGCTCCCAAGTTCCCGGTATTACCTGCCGGTGACGAGGAAACAGCATTGCAGGCTTTCCGATTTGGAAGCCGTGAAAAATTTAACCACGATTTTTAGTAATGAAAAAAAACCAAAGAAACCTGAAGGCACCAGTCCCTGCTCAGCCGACAGTAGCCAAAAGAACACAGGGGTATTTTCAACAAATTACGCCCAAAACCATAAGCCGAACAAGGCAGGATATTGCAACCATGAAAAGCGCATGGAGGCAGGCCGATAATGTCGACTTACCGAAACGGGTACTGTTGCATAAGCTTTACAAGGACATTATGATGGATGCCCTGCTAAGCTCGCAGATAGCCAACCGGCGTATGATCACTACAGCGGCCCCGTTCACCATGAGTCTAGGTGAAACTAAGGACGAGGCATCAACTTCGTTGTGTAAGTCTTTACCCTGGTTCAGCGATTTATTAGGCCATATCTTCGATACCCAGCTGAGCGGTACCGCACTGGTTGAAATGGTGACCGACAAAAACGGCGTTCTTATTCCGGTGCTTATTCCCAAAACCAATATTATTCCCGAAAAGGGAATACTTCTACTTGATGAAACTTCAATCGACGGTATACTGTACCGGGAAGCAAAAGAATACGGCTCATGGTTAATGGAGTTCGGAAAGCCTTATGATTGGGGATTACTAAACAAAGCCATTCCTCATGTGCTTATGAAACGCTTTGCCCAAACCTGCTATAGCGAGCTGTGCGAAATATACGGCATTCCCCCCAGGGTTATGAAAACCAATACCCAGGACCCGGCCATGCTCGATCGTGCGGAGACTATGATGCGCGATATGGGTGCCGCTGCCTGGTTTATAATTGATGATTCCGAGGAATTTGAATTTGCTGCTGGTGCAGTTACCTCCGGCGATGTTTACACTAACCTTATCAGGCTTTGTAATGATGAGAACTCATTACTCATCGTAGGTGCCATTATAGGTCAGGATACAAAAAACGGAAACGAGAGTAAAGAAAAGGTAAGCCTTGAACAGCTGATGCGGCTATCCGAGAGCGACAAACGAATCGTGGAAGGCTATATGAATACAGTGGTACTTCCAGGGCTTTATAAAATCGGCCTGCTTCCTGACGGCCTTACATTCACTTTCGACCCGCAGGAGAATACCTCCGACCTTTACACCCATACCGTTGGATTTATGCAGTACCTGGAACCTGATGTGGATTGGATCAACGAAAAGTTTGGAACCAAATTCCTCGGGCTAAAACAAGAAGCCACACCACCAGCTGGAGGAACCGGATCAAATTTTCCTACCGACCCGAAAAAGAAAAAATAGCACACCTTTCGGGTCTGTATAATCAAACGTGCGAGTGTTGCGGGGGAGCTATTAATTACGGGCTGCCTATAATTAACCTTTCGGCGAGAGTAAAACTTGCATATAAGGCAAAGGATGTAATTGCTGAAGAAAAATCCGGCACACCACTAATATCCGATCTATACACTCACTATTCATCCTCCCTGCGAAAAGGAATAAACAGCGTTTTTTTTGAAGATAGCTCCGATGGCTTAAGCAACAGGCTGTCAGCTAATGTTTCAAGATTTGCGGCCTATAAGGCGCATTATGCTACCAACATATTATCTAATATTTTAAGCGATCCGCAAATACCTGAAGCCGACCGCGAAAAATATGCTAAGGAAGCACTCAAAACTTTCGACCGCTGGCACGATGCTGAATATAGTACAACAGTAGCACGCAGCCGTACTGCCAAGCAGTTTACTGAATTTAACCACCCCGACAGGGTTCGCTTATTCCCTAACCTGATATGGCTGCCCAGCCGTAGCGTTAATGTTCGTGTAGCCCACACCGCTTTTTATAACCGGGTATGGGCTAAAAATGATCCTTTCTGGGCTTCGAACTCTCCAGGTACCGAGTGGAACTGCAAATGCGATGTTGAGGAAACCGAAGATAAACTTACCGATAACGGCAGTGTCCCCAATGTTGAAGCTCCCGAAGGCCTGGAGGGAAACCCCGCTTTCACTGGTGAGGTATTTACCGAAAATGCAAGCTATATAAAAAGAAGCAGCCCTTTTAAGCTCGACGAAAATACGGGCAACAAATTTAAAAACCTGCAAGCCCTTGTCAACACCGATGCCGAAAAATGGCGCATAGATTATTATAGCGATAACGGCGGATTTTTAACCGCAAATCGGGCAAGAATAAAGGACGGTGAGTTAAATGTAGAAACTGCCGCAATAGTTCAAAAAGAATTAAGCATGTGTCAAACCCTTGCCGTAAATGGGCATAAAGTTATATACCGCGAAACTGTTAGCGGAAGCTTCGACATTTTTCTTGATGACATTCCGGCTGACCTTAAAAAAACGACCGGTGCTCGAAATATTTGGCGTTACGCAAATAAAGCTATTAACACGCAAGGTGCCAAAGTTGTAGTATTTGAATTTGAAAAATTTGGCAGCGATTTTATCAATGTATTACAAAAACTAACTAAGAATGATATTCACGGATATTTCTATGTTACAGGAGATGTAAAAATACGAACATTCTAAAAATACGCTGCCCCGGCTTTCGCCGAGGCAGGAGCGGTACGAGCCTTCCGGCACGTCCCTAAAATTTTCATACCACAAAGATACATCCATTTTACTCATTTTCAACAAACACCATAAAAAAAATGAAAAACGATCACGAACATTATGTTACTATTACCCTTGATTGGATGCTTGAGGGAACCGGAATTACTCGTGCGGATTTAATAACTCGTTTAAAAGATCGTCGAAACCAGACTTCAGAACCAGGTTGTCAAGTATCTCCCTTACGCGATACTCTTGCAGAAGAGGTTCAAAAGATTTTGAAAGCTCTGCCTTCACATCATTGTTGCTGTCCGAAATGTGGTTGAGCAAAACATCGTACATCATTTTAATGTGCGCCTCCTGTGTAATAACCTTACCAAGCAGGTAAGTAAGTAGTTTGTCCCTGTTATATTCCATAGCCTTAATTTTAATGCAAATATATGACCCCTGAAGAATTCTCAAAACATTTCGCTAAACTGGAGGTAAATGTGCATAAAGCCCTCAACCACGACTTACCCCGTATTGTTGGCAACCAGGCCGCCAAACTTTTCCGGAAAAACTTTCAGGAAGAGGGCTTCTTTGGGCAAAAATGGAAGGACGTAAAACGCCGCCAGTCTAAAACCGTTTCTTACAAAACTAAAGCAGGAAAACAAAGATCAAAAACAGTAAGAGTAGGCAAAGGAGCTGACGGTAGCCGTAAGATACTCACTGGCCGTACCGGAAACTTAGGCCGTAGCCTAAAGGTTAAAACTCAACCCGGCACCGCTATTATTTACAGCGATGTAGAATACTCCGCTGCCCATAACTACGGAACCGCAACCGCCGGGCGTGGCCGAGATACCAAAATAACACAACGCCGGTTTATCGGCGATTCGCCCGAACTCGAAAAAGTAGTAAAGGCTAAGATTGAAGAAACCATGAATAAAATTTTCAAGTAATGATAAACGACATTTTAACCGCAATCCATATCCGGATAGCCCTCAAGGAACCCAACTTAAAATACATGGATGAGGACTGGGGACAGCTCGACTACTACCAGGAATCACCTCCGGTAAAATTCCCATGTATGTTGCTGGAGCTTCAGCAGGCCAGCTGGAAAAACCAGTCGCAGAAAGTTCAGGACGGTGATATCCTGATCAGCATCCGGATAGCTGATTTAAAGCTCAGCAATACCAACCCGAAAGCACCCGCCGGGCAACAAGCCAAAGCGGCAGCCATTTGGCTTATACTCGAAAACATTCATAAAGCTTTGCATGGTTGGAGACCGGTGACAAATCCGGAGTTTGGGACTTTAACCAGGATAAGCACCCGCAAGGTGAAACGCGATGACGGTATAAGGGAATTTGAGGTTGTTTATTCTACTCAATGCTCTGATGCAAGCGCCATGAACCAGCAATATACTCAATACCCGGAACCCGTAATTAGTGTTTTATAATGCCGTAAGGGTGCCGCGATTTTCAATCGCGTTATCAAAAAAAAACTACTCAAATAAGCTCAGCTGCGGCCTTGCATTTGCATCTATTTGCTTCAGCTCTTTGTTTATTGAAGTGCCCAGGTATATATAAAGTGTGGCAATTGAAATATGAAACTGCGGGAAAATGTAAGTTCTATACACGTAGGCGGTGGTAACTCCGGGAAGCATATGCTTCTGGTAAACTTCGCAAACATGCTGCATTTGAAGTAGTTTGTTTTTCCGGTTGTATGCCATAATGCAAATTTATACATATATACAAAAACATAAGCAACGAGTTATGAACCAAAAAAGCCACCGGTTAGGGTGGCTTTTTGTCATTGCTTTATTTCCATTTTACATATTGAGTAAAATTTTTATGTTAATTTCTGATCAATCAAAGCGGTAATATTAATGATCAGGTAATTATCCGTACTAAGCTCCAGCAAGGTCATTGCCAGTACTGAAGCTTCAGGATAAGTTAGGTTAAGCCGGTTGTTTTCAGCGTTGAGGCTGTGCAGCTTGTTATGTAGCTTTACATATACCTGGCGTAAAGTATGAAAGAGAATTGCTTTCATATATTTGTCTTCAGTATCGCGTACTTCACTGCTTTGCTCCAGCACAGTGTTGGTTAGCTGTGCCCATTCTGATTTACTAAGGTGTAGGGTTAGTTTGTTCATGCTAAATCGTTTTTTGAATTGATCTCCACTTAGCCTCCAGCATTTTTGTAATAGTTACACGCGCTTGGTGCTCGCGTTCATAATTAACTGCTTCCGTAATGGCACACTGGGCATCGCGTTTTGCCTCCAGTGTTTTCGGATCGAGATTTCGTAAACTGCACCTCAAGTCATCCACCGAGCAGCATTGGCTGATAATGTAATTAGTTTTTGATGGCCGGTTCATTTCTAACCGTTCATCTACGGTCATGTTGTCAAGTCTGTTTGTCATTTGTTGTTTGTTTTATTTGTTATCGAATATTGTGCTACATATTTCCCATTTGATAATTTTACCATCTTCATTTCAATGGCGTTGCCCTGGTTGCGCAAATCGTAAATACGGGCGCTGGCCCTGAGGCACCCGAAGCGTTTGAGTATGGTGAGCGGAGTAAGCTTTGTTCCTTGTTTCAGGGCCGATAGTATGGCCGCGTTGTGGCTGATAGTCTTAGTCGTTGTGCTCATGGTGAAAGGTTTTATTTTAATACTAATTATTCCAGATTTCAGAGTTAAGGTAGGTTTCAGCGTATTTTTTTGAAACGCCTGAAGGTATATTTGCCTCATATTTTTTAATAAAATTGAAGGCTTTAATTTGCTCAGGCACCGGTAGCCGTTTCCAGGTTAATTGTGCTTTTTTCTTCGAGGATCTGATCTTCTCATCGTAGCGGTTCCAGAAGACTTCAAAGCTTATATCCTGTTTTACTTCGGTTAGCGTAGCGGTAGTTCCTTTAATTACCCGCTGAAGCTCCGGTATCTCCCTGCAATTCTTCAGGAACCATATTTGCTGAGCTTCATTCAGCGAAGCCTGTGTAATATCTGACCGGGTCATTAATCCAAGCTCGTTGAACTCAATTTCTATATAGCCGGTCCAGCTGGTTGATGTAATGTGGTATATCATAGTGTGAAGATTAGTGCGGTGATTAATATTACCAGGTAAATAAATCCAAGCAGGCAGCCCCGGCGGCATCCTTTAACATCGATGCCTGTCATTCCTGTTTCATCGCTATCCGCTGTCATATATGAATCATTTTAAGTTTCAAAGCGTTTGCAACCATATACTCCACCCGTGCGCCTTCGCTGTCGTACCAATCCGGTTGCACGGCAACAGCGTCAACCGAAAGCAGTTCGCGCAGGCAGATGCGCATGGCTTCCTTCCAGCTGGTTTCTGCCGGAACCAGGGTAACCGGGTTTACAACTTCATACCCGGCATGCTCCAGCATCTCCTGGCTATCTTTGAATTTAGCCACACAGCGTTCCCTGTCGAGGCCGGTAACTTTGCCTATAATCTGAACTTTAGCTCTCATACTATATTTTTTGATTTTAGTGGATATGGTTATGATTTTTAGTTTCAGTTCGCGGTTGGTTTCAATAAGATCCTCTATTACATTGCGGCTGTGGATAACAGTGCAGTGATCCTTGCGAAATACCTTCCCTATTTCCTCAAACGACCGGTCAGCATTAACACTAAGCAAGTAATGTATGATATGCCGCGCCATCACTATTTTGTTTTTGCGGGTACGGTCCTGTACCTGTTTGGGCGTGAGATCAAATGCTTTCAGGGTAGTAATCATTATCGCGTCATGTGAGGCCCTTGCAAGCCCATCGCGCAGGCTTTCGTCAGGTAAGCGGGTTAAGCGTCGTAGTTCGTTCATATGGTTGTTGTTTGATTGTTTGTTGTGACCGGTGCGGGATTCGAACCCGCGAACTATTGCTGAAGGAAAACGGAAACAAACCTTTCTGCAATTTATGTGTACCTTTCTCACCTACCGATCGGGTGCCGGTCTTTCCCGGCTGCCATCCATCTAAGCGTAATTCTTTACTCCTTCACGGGCCAGCTCCATTGCCCTGGCTGATCACCTTGATTTACGGAGGTTTTCCAAAGATCAAGGTTACCGTCTGCTATTACACGAATGTTAATGCAGCTTTCACTCCATACGGCGACCACCACAGCCGGTAATATTGAAGCATTGTTACAACCTCCGTTTATTTGCCTTGCCGCATTCATTTTGGCTTTGTCACTGTCATCAGTGTTATAGTGTACAATTCGTCCTATTGTTGGTTTCATAATTTAATGGGTTTTATTAAGCCCGCCCAGAGCTATATTTTTATGCTTTAGGATTCACAGGTAGCTTGATAAAGCTGTCGTAGTATGAAGGGCATGCAATAATATTATCGTTCCCGGCACCGTCGCCATATTCCAGCCACTCTGCTATTGCGCCACATTCTGCGGGATGAAGCATGCAGCTATCGCACAAATTTGCTTTTGAATCTTTTGCTCTAGGTTTTGGCATTGCTTTAGGTTTTAAAATGTTATTATGCTTCAGTCATCCCCAGCGGCATCTGCTCCCACGCCCCCTCATCTTTCCTGGAGTCGCAACGGATAAACAACTTTGATTCAACCGGCTGATACGATTCCTCGATAATGGTTACTCCATCAATAAAGCGCTGTATGCCGCTTTCGTCAGCCATGCGCCTCAGCTGTAGTACGCGGGATGCTTTCAGTGTGCCTTTGTTATCTTTGCTCAACAGCCTGAGAACCGCTTTCACCAGGGACTTGCTGTTGTCATCCTTACCAAGATTCTGCAAAGCTTCGGTTACCATCGAAATACCTTCATTCACGGTATCAGCATAACCGTCCGTAACATACTTGCCAACTGTGATGCGGCGGGTTCCTTCCAGGTTGCTGAATGTGTGGCTCATCTGATCTGATTTAATACCGAAAATTTCCACCTTCATTTCGATGGCCGCTTTAAACAGATTGAGTAACTCCTGCTTTTCAGCCTTCAGGCTTTCGCTTATGGCCCACAGGCGCGGGAAGGCTTCGTTAATGCTATCCTCAACCAGCTGCTTGTAAGTTTCGCGGTCGACTTTAGCCTTGGCTTCAGCATCCTTTTTCAATTTAGCGCGGCGGAATGCTTCAAATTCGGCACGCTCTTCCGATGTCATTTGTACGAGTTAATTGTTCATTGTTTGTGATTGTTTTAAGGGTTATATTTTTTTATCTGAGAATTGAAAGCATAGGTGATTAGCAATGTGGTTGAATTCCAAATGATTCTTATGACTCCCGGTTAACTTATTATAGAATGTGGTAGGAGCTATAGTAGCAAGTGCATGTATGAATTGAGTAGCGTTTTCGCTATCCGATAATTCCTCGGAATCAATGTAGTTTGGACATTCTTCATTATTAACTATTTCTGATAATTGGGCTAAAATTTTAGCCGCGTATTCAAATTTCTTTTCCATTGGTTTAATTATTAGTTTGTGATTGTTGGGTTAATATTTGTCTTTTGTATTGCTTAGTATTCTCACTCCCCAGTCCATTACCTCTGATGTACTATTCCGCTTGAGCGCCGCAACTTTAATTTGAAGAGTGCCGATTTGCCGGTAAGTTTCGGTTGAGTTCTCCAGGGTAATGGCATTGGTTAAGGTTTCAATGCGAGCTTCCAGGGCTTTTATTTTCTCATCGGTTAAATGGCCGTTGTGGTCGTAGCGGTAGCCCATTAGTTCATTTGTTGTTTGCGCTTTATATCGATGTTCTTTTTCTCCTGCCAGTCCAGGATACTGTTAAACTGCTTCCGGGCCTTTACCAGATCCTCCTTATTCATCTGATAAAGAAGCTTGCCAGCCTTATCGAAACAATACTCGTTTACAGCGTCCCAGTTATTGCCGGTAACATAAATGCCGAGCTTGTTAAGAACCGTGAGTATATCGCTCCGAAGTGTGCGGATATCGGCAGGATCATCAGCCCGTTTGCTGCGCTCGCCGGTTGAGTACTTTGCCAATAGTTCCTTCAGCTGATCAATATTAAGTTCCGATGTGGATTCAACTCCATAACCGGCTACAATTGATTCTTTATGTGCCATGATTCCTTGCGTTGCAAGAGCCGCGTGGAAATTGCGGATCAGTATTTTTTTGAAAGCGTCTTTGTTCATAGCTGTGATGGATATTTCCGCTCCGGATGTAAGGAGCTCGTTAAACTTACGCTCAGCCATCGCGCCCATGAAACCGCCGCGAGGCTTTCCATCTATGTAAATTGTTAAGCTCCGAGCGGTCGGGTCGTAGCTGTATGTTAGGGTTTGTGTTTTCATGCAAGTGTTAGTTTGCGCTTACCATCCTTAAATTCTCCTATTTCAAATCGAAAAGTATTGACGTTTTTTTTGAAAAACTTATCAATATACTTTGCAAGGCTCTGAACTGTAGAGCTTGGTAATTGATATTTTCCTGTAAGATGAATAGTAAATCCATCGACAGATTCTTTGTAAGAAAGAATACCATCTTCAAATTCAAGAAGGAAGTTTGATACAGGCTTTAATGATAGTTGCCTTTCAGCAATCTTATTGAATGTTATTCCCTTGTTTCCAACTGTCATAATAGCTGGTTTTCCTTCTTCGTTGAATAATTCAACTACTTTAGGTGTGATTTCGATTTTCATAATGTTGTTTGTTTCAGTTGATTATTTAATTTAATTAGTCGTTTATTTTACTACCCCATATTCTCTCTGCCTCTTCTTTCCAAATGATAAGCTTGCCTGTTGGCCCTATATATCTCCCTTTGCTTACGGCAATAAATCCACTGATAAATATTTTCAAAGCCGCGTCGCGCATTATCTTCATTGCTACCTTGCCATCAGGCGCATTGCCTTCCATGTGGCTCACGAAAATGATAAGTTTGTCATGGTGTTTCCGCTTCAGGGCCAGGTATTGTTCCCAGTCAATATCCAGGTACTGAACGGTATCAATCACCCACACCTTTGCAGCCTTCCGTTTACTCATCCGCTCATCCATATCCTTTAATCCTTCCGCCTCCAGTATCGCAACCCGCCTGCTTACGTCCTGCATTCCTTCCTTTCCGAACACGAGCTGCAAGGTGTGATCTGATGATTCCTCCAGTGAGTTGTAAACTACCTTTTCGAAGGTTGCCAGGTACTTTATTAGTTGGATCAGGAAGGTTGTTTTACCGTTTCCCTGACCGGCATATATGAACCATACTCCTGTGCGGGCCGGGCGTCCGAAAGCTTCGAACCATTTATCAGTGAAGTCAAAGAGCTTGTAATGTTTGTTGAGTAAGTCGCTTACCGATAATGCCCGCCTCATAAATTACAGTTTCGGCATGTTGAGCATAGTGCGGATAAGATTTTCGGTAAGCGGCTGGCCGGTTCTGTCGGCCTCACGCATTGCGGGTACCAGAACATCATGCAGCTCTCCGTAATTATTGCAGTTTTCAATCAGGAACCTGATCACGGAGTTATCTATTTCTCTGCCGTTTAAAATGGCGTTTAAAAACATTTTAAAAGTTCTGTCAATGGCCTGTAAACTGCGGACTCCGAACTTAATCCTGCGCCACAGCTGCGGAATGCCGTCTTTATTTTTCTTCAGCATTTTATCCATGTGGCGTGTCAGCTGCTCAGTTCCCATAAGCACAATGGCGCAAATACCGAACAGGTGATCATACAATTCTTTCATGTTACACATGGCCGGTTGTTTCATGTACTCAGCCTCATCAAAAATAATAATGGGCCTATGGCCGTCCATACGCATAGTTTTGAGCTTTTTTATTAGCGACCTGATTGTCCTGCTCTTTGTCTTTTCAATTGATACCCCGATTTTGTCGCACATTTTTTCAATGATATCCGAAAGGTTATCCTGACTTCCAATTGTGATAATCCACGCGTCAACCGGGTAGTTTCTTACAAATAGATTCGACACATACGTTTTACCTGAGCCCGTTTCGCCGATTATCACTATCGTACTTCCGTACACCTTTGCCGATTCCAAAGAGTTTATTATTTGCTTCATTTGCGTAGTCGGCACCGTTTCCCAGTAGGTCTTTTCAAGCTTGAAGTCAATAAGCGATGCAACCATTTCAAAATACTTGTCAGCAATATCCACATCGTTATCACCAACATGCATTGTGAAGTTTCCCGATCTCATAGTGCTGATGTAGCTCGGATTAACTCCGCTCTTTTTAGCTACTTCATTTGCGCTCAGGTTGTACCTGTGCATATACTCCTCAAGAGCAGCAATTACTTCAATTTTGGTTTCGTTTTTCATGTTTAAAAGTTTGGTTTAGATATATTTCGAGATGTCAACTGCTGTGTTTAAATAATCCTCCTGCTGCTGTGCCCAGGAGCGTTGCTCCTCTGCCTCCAGCTTTTTGTTTTGCTTTGCCAAAACCTTCTGAGCTTTCGCATTTATATTCTCGGTCCCTGAGCGGAGCCGAAGGGCCGCTTTGTTATCCTTGTGCTGCCCGTGGCTGTCAATCAGTACAAGCTTTGCAAGTGTATTATTGAGCTGAGGGTTATTGGCAAAGAGCTCATCAACCCGCTTGTAGTCCTCTGCCATGCCTGCCGTAATAGTTTCTTTAATTGAGGAGTTGAATTGCCTGATCTGCTTTAGCTGATCACTATCGCCCTCTTTGCGGTCGCGGAGAGCCATTGGCTGTACATATTTTTCGGTAAGCACAAAGCGGTGATCCTGTTCACTTACCGCAAGTACCTGGGTAAGGTCTTCCGGGTTATAGCGTATAGTCCAATCGAGGTGCGCCAGGTTACGGAACTGCGGTTCAAATGAGTCGTATTCGCATTTAGTCCCGTTAATGGTTACTATCATTCCCGATGCGCTCAGGCGGTTAGTGAATCCGGTTGTATTTCCGACAAGCATAAGGAACTCGCCCAGGTTAATCGGCTTTTTATCTTCGGCAGGCATTTCGGCAAATGCCTGGCGATACTGATCTACCGTCAACAGGCGCTCCTGTTCAATTATCTGCATAATCTGATGTGCGCATCCGAATTCATCCGGGAAAGAATGGCGGATTTTATTCAGGTATTCAGCATTCGGCTGGCGCGATGATCCACTGGTGATCCCGAAGCCTGACCAGTTAGGCATCAGCTGGCAGTACTTCTTGTTAATACGGCCAAAATAAGGCTCAATAACCTTCGATTTAGCATTGTGCGCACGGGCGGGTGTGTATTTTTCGCTCACCACTTCGTATATGGAAGTAAGGCTTTTGCGGCTGTAGTTGTCAGTTTGGAGCTGTAAAACCTTGTAGAAATCGCCAAACAGTTCCTTTGTATGGGTAATAGCATTGCGGATAGCTTCCTTTATAAGCTCAGGCGTTTCGTGCGTGCCTATGGCGTAGCCAATAATATACTTGCAGTAAGGATCAAGTATGATGACCACAGTAAGCCGGTTGTGATAAGTTGTCCTGGTGTTACCCTTTTCGTCAATTTCGGTTTTCTGATACAATAGTTCAACATCCCATCCGTCCATTGTCCAATAGTAAAGCGGATTTGTAGGACCCGACCGTTTTACCTGCATGGCCTTCTTGTTATCAAATGAAGTCACACCATGACGGGCTGAGTGCGTAATTAAATCCCATTTAACCCTATAGTTGGCTACGGTTGCGACAGTAATCCCCTTCCACCCTAATGAGTCGGCCACTATATTGTATAAAGTGCGGATCTGTTCGTTATCCAGGTTATTATGTTTACGGAGCAGTTGCCTTAGAACTGCCTCCTGATCTGTATCGGTTACTTTGGCCGCGTTCGAGTTCATAAACTTTGCGCTGATCAGCGACAGGTAACTATTCTGCACATACTCCTCAACCTGCTCCTTTAACCTGGGCGAACATTGCAGGCTATGGTTCAATTCCTTCTTAATCGACTTAACATCGCTGATAATATCCGACCACATATCGCGGGTACTTATGCCACGTGATTTGCGGGCGAGTGTACGTTCATTTTTAATTTTGATAACCGCGTTTAAAATCTGCGAGTTGGTAACCAGCTGTGTTTGCTTTTGTGAAGTCAGGTGCCTGCCATCAGGAAGTATGAAAGTTGCAAAAAAGTCGATAGCATTATAATCAGGTTCCAGGTTCAGTTTGGCTGAGCTCCTGATAATATCAGCCGGATTCGTCTTAGTAATCCGGCGGTACCGGTCGCGGATTTCGGGTTTTAGATTTTCCCAGTAGAATAAAAGGTAGTTATCCTTTCCGCCACCTTTACGGGCAACAATACTTTTGTTGCGCTGCCTGGCTTTTTTAAGAGCATCGTTAGTAATAACATTTGTTGTTATTAACTCCGATTCAGTCAGGCAAACCAAATTATTGAATAGTTCCGGCATGGTTATTATTTTGCTTTTGGTTCCCGGAGGCTGATTCGATCCAGCTGCTCGTGCTTTGCTCCGGGAGTTTTGCTACATTTGTGTTGCTAAACCTTAAAATGTAGTGTGATGAATGATAATGAAATCCGAACCATGTTTAAAATGCTTGAGGCTCAAAACGTGGTAATTTTTAAGAAGATTTTCGAGATTGAGTCGCTGCTAAAAAATCGCGAATCAATTGAAGATTACCCCGACACTCTAATTGTGAACAATTTGTACATTCTGGCCGGGAATTTTCTGCGGTCATTCGACGAGTTAGATAATCTATACCCTCCTGAGTAGGAGTAGACCTCTTTTTAATTTGAAGTTTCATTTGTTCGCTTATCATGACATGATTTTTATTGATTAGTACTTTCTTTGGGACTATTCTCATTGATCAGGCTTTCTTTTGCCTCCACTATTTTTAGCATCATTTCCATCGCCTCTTCGTTTTGGCGATAAAATCGCATTTGGGCAGCGGCGTAGGTAATACCCAGCATTTTTGCCAGGGTGGCGAAGTCGCTGTTTTGTCTTTTTTTTACTGTTTGTGTCGAATCCAT